CCGCCCGTCGTGACGCCGTAGCGGTCAAGAAAATCGGCAACAGCCGGGTCGTTCGGCGCCGCTTCACGTAGGGCAGAAATCGCGGCGGCTGCTTCCTCCGGGCTCTGTGCGAGAGTGACACGGCGCATCAACTCATTCGCGGCATTGGCACCAGCGCGGGCGCGCAATCCCGCCTGTACGCCGCCCAGCACTAGATTGGCCGTCGGACCGGCCGTCAGCCACGCGGCGGTATGCGCAGCGGCGTTCTTCGACAGGAACTTCAGCCAGCCCTCTTTCACCTTGGGCCGCATGCCCTGGAACATGTTGGCCAGCGTCGTCGCGGTCCCGCTGGTGTTCACCGACGAACCCGGAGGCGCAACGGTCGCGTCCCGCGATGCCATCACCAAACGGCGCAGCTGCTTGTAATCGGCGGGCTCGAGCAACTCGCGGAACTTGGCCGACTGCTTCATGAAATCGCGGGCCATCTGTCCGCCGAGCAATTTGCCCTCCTCGTTGGTCGACCGCGAAATGAGATCGTCCAGCGCTTGCGCGCGAAGCTGCTTCCATGCGTCCTGGCCGCGCGCTGTCTGCTCCTCGGTTCCCGAAAGCAGCGACTGGCGCATCGCGCGCAGATCCTTGAGGCTGGTCGTGTCGCTCAAAACCCGCTTGGTCAGTCGCTCGGGGGCGATTCCTTCGTCTGCGATCCTGCCCGCGAATGTCTTGGTGAACTGGTCGAAGCGGGCCTTCGCACTTTCCCGCGCGGTCTTGAATGCATCATCGCCGACGGCATTGACCACATCGTCGTCGAGCGCGTCGACGAGCCGACCGCGCATCATCCTGACGGTAGGATCGATGGAGCTGCCCAGTCCGCGAATGAACTTGCGCAGCTCTTCGGCCTGCTTGACCGTCGCTTGCCCTTCGATCGGCGTCCCGTCGGGCGAGACGAGGCCAAGGCGCTCCATCCTGCGGCTAAGGCTCGTGCGCATCTGGTCGAACACGGCGTTGTCGGTAAGGTCGGGATCGTCCATCAGCGAACGAAGGCTGTCCAATGACCCCACGGGCTCCTCGCCGCGCGTCTCGCGCACGCTGTCATATAGCCGCCCGGTCACGCGCTGCATCTCGTCGCGCTTGGCGTCCAGCGCCTTCTGCACCGCTGTTCCAGTGGCCTCCGGGCCCCGCGCTCCCCCTTGCGCGTCGACAAGCTCGCGCCCGCGCTTGACCAGCGACATTTCGACGTCGCGGATTTGCTGTTGCAAGTCTTCACCCACGTCCTGGATCGGCGCGGTGTTGCGTTCGAACGCGAACGCATTGGGATCGCGCGTCACCATGCCGGTCGTCGGCTGCGCGGCACCGGATGCTTTCAGCCGCGCGGCCCGCGCTTCCGCCTTGCGGCCAAGCGGGGCTAGCGGACGAGTTGCCGCAGGCGCTGCCGCTTCAGCTACTGGCTCCGCGGCTTTCGCCGTCCCCATAAGATCGCTCACCAGGTCATCGCCATGGCGCGCGAGCCAGTTCACCGTTGGGCCGGCTACTTTCTCGGCACCGGAAGCAATTGCCTGCGCGGGCCGCGTCCGGGCCAGCCAGCTGAGCGCCGGCGGCAAAACGACATTGGCGGTCGCTCCGGTCAGCGCTTCGTCGGCCGCGCTTTCGTCATCCACGTCGCGCACCGCCGCGCCGCCGACTGCGCCCTGCATCGCCCGGTAGCCAGCGCGCGCGAGCTTGCCGCCCGTTTGCAGCTTCTTGCCGGGAAGCGGAATCGCGAGGCTGCCGCCGATCTCGCCAACGGTTTCAGCGACCGGATTGGGGCGCGGGACGAACGTGCGCCTGGCGACATCCTCTACCGCCTTGCGCTGGACCCTGGCCCCCTGAAGCGCCTTAGTCCCGCTGTCATCCCCGGAAACGAAGTTGATGACCTTTTCGGCAATGGGGTCGGTCACGGCGGCGCCGACATTGTACGCACCCTTCAGGCCGCCGATCACCGCCTCGTTGAGGTTCGACACCAGATTGGCGGGATTGAACGCCGAGAGAAGCTGGCTGCCGAGCGACGGCGCCGGGGCCTGCGCCTTTTGCAGGCGCGCCATCAGCTGCGACTTGGTGGTCCCATCCGGCACGTTCCGGATCACGGTCCCGTCGGGCATTTTGACGTCGGGCATCGATTACTCCGGCAGGTCGTTGAAATCGACGACGCGCGGCTTCGCGGGTTGTGCTGGGGCCTGTTTCGCGGACGCAGCCGACGACTTCGGAAGCCACCCGCGCGAAATCGCGATCGCGCGACCGCCGGGCATCTTCATGAGAACGCGCCCATAGGTATCCACGACACGTTGCATGGATTGCTGAAAATCCTTGTCCGGCAGGCTCGGATCGAGCGACGCGATCGTGCTCTTGAGAAGCTCAATGTCCTTGTCTGAGACGTTGCCGACCGCTCCTCCAGTGGGGCTTTCCTGCCGCATTCTCTGCAGGGTCTCGAATGCGGTGTTCGAACCTATTACGTTAAGTGCGCCCTTGAGGGCAGATGCGTCCGTGCCCCCGACGACGTTGCCGATCATGCGGCCCAGCGGCGCTCCGAAACCCGTAGTGAGCCATCCATTGCGGGAAAGCTCCTTGGCTCGGAACGCATTGTCGAGCACGCTCACCATGTCGTCGCGGACGCGGCCAAGGTCCTTTTGCGCCTGCGAGGATTTACGCTGCTTGTCCGCCAGCTCCTGCTTTTTGAGTTCAACGTCGAGCGTGTCGGCCTCTGCCTGCGCTGGGGTTTGCGGCGTCGGCTGCCTGGGACGCGGCGGCACGACCATCTCGAGCGCGGGCGCGCGCGGCGCCGCCTGAGGTGCATAGCCGGGGATCAGGTCGGAAAACGGGTTACCTTGAGGCATTCAGATCACTCCATGTCACCGCAGAGTGGACAGGATGGCGTTGGCGTAGGCCAGCGTTTTCGGCCCCCATTGGCCGCGATCCGGGCCGCCGTGGTAGTAACGCAGGGCGTCGCGGAGATTGCCGGTCTTCTCCAGCCCCTCCTCGAGATACGCCTGCCCCAGCCGGCGCTGATACTGAAGCGCCTGCGGATCGCGGGACTGCAGCAGGTCCGGGCGGAAGGGCAGACCCAGTTTGGCTGCCATTTCGCGGGCGGTGCCCGGAAGCATTTGCGTTGAGCCGAGCGCGCCCTTGTAGCTGCGCGCCAGGCCGTTGCCGCCGCTTTCCTGACGGATCAGGGCCGGCATGACCTTATCGACCGGGAAAGGGATTCGACGGACTAGCCGTCGCACCTCCAAGCATTTGCTGAAGCCTGCGGTTCACCTCTGCCGGATCGGCCCCCATGCGGATCGCCTCTTCGGCCTGCGCGCGAATGTCGCCCTGGCCTCCACCGCGCCGCCCGAGGCCCATTCGTGGCTGCTCGTAGAAACTCCCCTCAGAACCGGGGACGATCTTGCTGTAGGGCGATTCGAACAGCGGCTCGCCAGTGCGTTTGTTGAACACGACGCCATCGATCTCGACCGTATCGAGCTTTTCAGGACCGTGAGCGATTTCTCGGCCCGTCTGGTCAAAGCGGGCCTGCCCCTCGCCGAGCGTGAACGGCTCCTGCGTGGGATGCTTCATCTTCCACAGCTCGAGCCCGGTTCCGGGGTCGCTCTGGATGACCGCTGCAAGCCCCGGATCGTCGACGCCGAGATAGTTTGCGAGATTTTGCGCCGTCTGCTGCTGACGTGCCAGCGCCTGTTGCTGCTGCAGTCTCTCCTGATATAGCGGTTGGCCGCCGCGCCACGTCGCCAGCACGTCACCGATCATGCCGAGCGCGTTCAGGAACTTGCTTGGCGTGCCCGGTGGCCGCTGCATTTGCTGCTGCTGCCCGAGCTGGCGATTGCGAGCGAGCGATTCGTTGATGCCGGACATCATATCCGGGAGCTGTGCACCGCCGCCTTCCATGCCTGCGCCCTCAGGAGAGCCCATGCCTCCGATTGCCGACGCCAATTCGGGAAGAAGGTTGAGGAAGTTCATTTACCTTGCTCCAACCAGCGCGAGCGGATCGATCGTGCGATAGCCAGCCACCTTCGGCCCCATGGCCTCGGGATGCACCTTCTCCACCTCGTCGGCCATGAAGCCGCGGCGCTTCGTTCCCGGATCATCCCATTTGTAGCGCCAGTCGTAGACGGTGACTTTGCCGACCGGTTTGATGTCGGTTTTCAATCTCGGATCGGAGAAGAGAGAGGGCAGTATCTGCAATGCAGAGCCGAGCAGCCCCTGACTGCCCTGCGTCCCACCGGTTCCCTTGCTGTATTGGCCAGCGCCGGAAATCAGGCTGCCAGCACCAAGCCCGAGTTGCGACTGCTGCGCCAAGCGATCCAGATAATCCTGGAAGTAGGTTTTGCTGATGTTCGCGGCTCTGTCCTGCAGCGCTTTTGCGGTCGAACCGGAGCGTAGCAGATATTTGCCGGCCGCTGAATTGGTCACGCCCTGCATGGCATTGTCCATGATCCAGTTGAAGCCGGAGTTATTCAGGAAATTGTCGTATGCCCCTTGCTGATCGGCAGCCGTACCGCTTCCTGTCGCAGTTCCTGTCGTAACGCCGGTCCCGGGAAGATAGCCATGGTCTGGCTGCCCGGCCGCCCGCGCCGCCGCCGCGTTGCCCGGGATGCCATCGTTGCGATAGTCGAAATAAGTGCCCGGTGATGACGATGTACCGCCAGTGCTTCCTCCACTGCCGCCCAGTCCAAGGAGCGACCCCAGCGCATTGAAAGCGCCGACGCCGCCGCTCGCCATGCCGCCATAATTCTGCATGACCCACGGGTAGGCGCTATTACCGCTTTCACTTGTCCCGGCCTTCGGTGCCGAGCCGAAAAGTGTACTGAAGAGGCCCATAGCTATTTCTTTCCAAAACAGACCCAATTGTCGATTATTGCATTCCGCCGTAGAGTCTAAACCTAGAGCCTGCGGCAAAAAGTTGCGCTCCGCTGAAAAGCAAGTCTGCTTGCGTCACGACAGCATTGCTCCTCCACGTGGAAGAATCTCTGTCCTCAAATAGTCCAGCCGGGTAAAACCCGCGCGATTGTAGATTTTTAAAGCGCGCCGCAGTATATCCGTAGATGTCTATGGCACCAAAGCTGTAGACATTTGCGGTTGTGCCAGACGATGCACAAGCTCCACATCTCGCCATCGTAGCTGTTGCGCTGTTTCCGGTCCCGAATCGATTTTCAACATAAAATTGGTAGTTCGCACCTGCATCAGAATTAAATCTTACGTAGAACTCAATGTCTGCCGCAGCAGTCTGGCGTGCTTCATATTCAATCCGCAAATCTTTGTATGTTCCTGGGATTGCGGAAAAGGTTACTGTTGCCGCATTAGCGCCGAGTGTCTGATCGGATAGCAGCGTCCATCCCCCGCCACCGCCAGCCCCGTTGGCCGCCGCCGTCACATGCCCTTTGGCGTCGACGGTGATATTGGCATTGGTGTAAGCCCCAGGCACGACAGCGGTGTCGGCATGACTGAGCGTCAGATCCGCTGCTAGATTTCCTCCCCCTTGGATCGGCGCCGTCGTGTTTATCAAACGGCTTTCCGGAACCTTGGTCAGGTCGAGCTCGTCGACCGATCCTTGCGTGAATTCACCGTTTTGGAACAATTGCTGTAGATAGCGCTGCCCGGCCATGGTGAGTGAGCCGGTCTGAGGGTCGACAAATCCTGTCCCGTAGGAGAATGGTTCGAATTTCTGAAGCACGGACATCAGCGGCGCTCTAGATAATTGATGCGAACCGCGGCGCCCTGGTCGCTCAGCTGATAAATGCGGCCTGGTGAACGGATGAGACCGAGAGCACGCCAGCTGATTTCCTGATCGAAATTGCCGGGCTCGATCGTGACCGTGCCTGCGTCTCGGTAACTCTTCCCCCAGTCATCCGAGATCAGCAGCGTTATCCCGGCTCCGGTGAGCGAAGGCTGGCCAAGAGAGATCGTCAGATAAATCGCGCCATCGGGCACCGTCTGCCGCATTGTCTGAGGCACCAAGCCATAGACCGTTCGCGTGTAGGGCGCGTCGTCGTCTCCTACCTCAACGCCATCATCTACGCCCTTGGTCGGGTCGAGCATCCACAATATGCCCAGCCGATCATCGCCGGCCACGATATTGGTTCCATACAACTTGTTCGCGGTCGCTTTCCCCATGCCGAGCCAGTTGATGCCGACATGGGGACGCCAATAGAGCTGACCGTGGCTATCCCATTCCGACCATTGACCAGTCACTAGATCGAGGACCAGCGTGCCGAGCGTGGCGGTCCTCAGGACATAATAATCGTGACCGTCGAGACTGTATCCCCACGCGTTCACTTTGGGCTTGTTCGTAACCCCACGCGCCACGACCAGCACGTAGCCCTGCGTCACGCGAAGAGTGGTATTGGTCTTGTCCGTGACCAGCACATCCGCTTGCGTGACGCGTTCCGCCGGCGTCGGAAAATTGATCGCCGCAAAAGCCCGCGCCTGCGTGACGCGCAAATCTGTCGTGGCCGCGGCCGGTGCGAGGACCAGCGCCTGCGTGACGCGTTCCTCTGGCGTGTTGGCCATTGGCTACAGCGTGCGGTTGAGCTGCAGCTGCAGCGCGTTCACCAACGCCGGGGTCCAAGCCCCGCCGCCAGGATCGCTGTCGTAAATATCGAACCAATAGGTGTATGCAGTCGTAATTGCGCGGTCCGCGCCGAGGCCGGTGTTTGCGCCAGAAATAAGGCCAACCTGGAGGTTACCGTCCCCACCGTCGATCTTGCGGCTGCGCGGAATCGGCATGACACCGCGCACGCTCGTCACATTGGCCGGGAGGTTCGATAGAGAGCATTTATAAGCAGCAGGCGCCGGGAAGGGCGCAGAGATATATTTGGCATCCTCATCCGGGTTCGCCTCGTTGATCTTGTTGTAGCCTATTCCATCGTTCGGGAACGGCGTCCAATTGAGCGCGATGTCGGCGTCGGGGATGATCGAATAGACTTGGCACGAGCCGACGAAATCGTTGTTGCGCGCGCCGGTGTTGTCCCAGATGATGTAATCCTTGACATATGGGACAGAGGTGTTGCCGGCACGACCCACATTGACATTCTGGCACGATGCGGCGGCAGCGCCGTTGTTGGTCGTTGTGCGCACCCCGGCCACATTCAAGACCGTGACGCCTTCTACCCGCACCTGAACAGTGCCTGCCGCCACATCGAAGAAGACTTTTGTTTCTACGTGCAGCCACGCATTGGCAACGATGACCGGACTGGCCGAGGATCCCAGCAACACGTCGCCACCAGTGTCGGTGCGATAATAGCGCAGGTAACCAGTGGGATCGACTTTCAAATAGCCGTGCTGAATGTTGTTCACATCACGAAACGAAGCATAATATGGAAAGGTGCTCGGATCGCTTGGAAGGCTGTTGAGCCAGTAGCGGGCTGCGACACCCACTGTCGTGCGCGCATTTTGCAGCGTCTTGCGCACAGTATCGCTTGCATACAGAACGTAGCCGCCCCCGGCCGTTGGGTCGGGATCGATGATAAGCCCCGAACCCAATATTTCGGCATAGACACCATTCAGCATCCGGGAAGCGACGCCGCCGTAGATGCTGAAATTGTCGAACCAATCGAAGGCCATCTTGTCTACCCCGCCAAAATCTGCGCGTTCATCGCTTGACGAATGCGCTCCTCAATACTGTTGTTGGAAAGCCTGACCGGTGTCCCGGCTCCTCCAGGAATGCCCCACACCACCGCATCGCGGTCGACGAGGACCAAAGTATCCTTGACCTGCACGGTGGTGCCTTCCCAAGTGCCCCGGTCGAACGCACGCGCTTGCACTCTCAGGAATGGCACGAGCTCGTCGCCGGTTGGATACCAAACCTCGGTTCTGTTCGACCCGGGCAGCCAGAATTGATCGCCGATGACATTGACGCTCCAGCATGGATCAGGAGCGCTCTCGGCTGTGGCGAAGTTCAAAGGATCGATCGTCGTTTCGAACGGCTCGATCCAATAGAAGCGCCCGTTGACGACCTGACCGTCGATCGTGGCCCCGTTGGCAACGACACAAATGATGAAGCTGGCGATATAGCCGACCGAGATGATCCCAACGTCATCTGGCGTCACTACCTGCGTCAGGCCCGAGGCGCCCCCTCCCGTGAGCGTCGCTGCCCCCCATGCGAGATTAACTCCAGTCTCGGTCGTTGCGATAGCGTTTCCGCCGACGCCGGCGGCTAGAGCCCTAACTTTGATCGTCGACGCTGCCGAAGAAATCGGGATAACTTGCGGATGCGGCGTGAGCGCGGTCGAATAAGATGTTCCCGGGACGCCGGTGTCGCCGATAGCGGCATTCATATTGGCGAGCGCGGTTGTGTTGCTGCTCCCGAGCGCTACCAGCCATGGGTTGGCCAGCGTTCCCGCAGGCGTTCCGGCATCCACCGACCCAGTCGTCCATTTGTATACGATTGTGCCGATCGTCACCGTCTCATTGGCGGCGATCGCTCCGCTCGCGGTCAGCGTCCCTGTCGCGAACCCGTTGGCGGTGTAGAGCCACAGCACGCCGCCGTCGCACAGGAACAGAAAGGGGTCGTCGGTGGCGGCGAAGCTGACGACGCTTTCTTGGCTGGTCGCTCCGATCGCTCCGATGAGCGTTACCGTCTCATCGGTATTGACGCGATAGAGATCTTCGTTGCTGGCCGCGAAGAGCGCTTCGCCGAAGGTGCCAGGCTGCGAATAGACGCCGCGGATTGGGCCCTCACCTACGGTCATCCATCGGCGCAGCGCTTGGCGCGAGAGAAGCCCTACCTGTTGCTCCTCGGTGACGTTGGAGGGGTCTTGTTCAAAGAACCTGTTGCGCAATGGCAGGATCGGCTCCTGCGCGACTGTGCGCTTCCATGTCGCGAGCCCCAGGGGCACCCTCACTGCCACGGACTCCATGGCCCGGGCCACGTCCAGCCGCTATCCCCCGTAGACGGCTGCTGGCCCCATGGGCGCCGGTTGTTCGGGTAGGTCTGCACCGATGATTGCAGCAGCGCCGGCTCGGAAGGCGTGTTGATGATCTGCTTGTAGCGAGCCCGGAACTGCTCTCTCGAGCGCTTCATCGCCGCAACAGATTCCTGCGGCAGAGCCTGACTGTTGCGCGGTGCTAGCCGCATCGCCAGCATGCAGACGAACATATCGTCGAAGTCTTCGGGCCATGGCCACTCGTCGGTCGAAACGAGCGGCACGACCTTTTTCCAGTCGCCGAGATCGGCGCGGTACACC